AAAAAAGACCAAGAAACAAAAGAGGTCTTTAGGTCAAAACTGGTTGAAACCAACGAGCTATTTGTCACTAAGATCAAGTCATTCTTTTCAGAGTATCTAACTAAACAACAGTCAGAGATAATAGGCAAAATCAACGCCAAGTCTAAGGCCTACGAAGAATGGCTGTTTAATGTCAAGGAAGACTCCGAAATATTGGCAGCTGCACTGATCCCAATAATCCTTGAGCTCATGGAAGCGCAATCTGAAGATGTTGCCAACTTTATTACTGGTGAGCTACTTACTATTAGCCCAGAGATTAGACGTGATGTCGAACAGAATATTCTCAAACTAGCCGGTGAAGTAAACACCGAAACTATCAAAGCATTAGAAAAGACATTAGCCGAGGGTCAAGCACAGGGTGAATCACTGGTTAAACTCAAAAAGCGTGTAGAGCAAGTGTATGCAGATGCTAAAGGCTACCGTGCTGAAAGAATAGCTAGAACAGAGAGCTTGAAAGCGTCAAACACTACCGCGGAACTTGTCTATAAACAAAATGGCTTTAATAAAGTACAGTGGTTTGTCAATCCTGGTGCATGTGAGTTTTGTAGGGTTTACTCTGGTAGAACTAAAGAAATTGGCGCTAAGTTTATACCTGTCGGCGAAGTAGTTGACGGCGCAAATGGTGGCCAAATGAGAATCGAATACTCTGATATAACTACACCCCCACTCCACCCCAATTGTACATGTAGTATTGTGCCGGTATAGCCATGAACGATAATTTAGAGTTATATCTCGAAGAGCAAAGAACTTTGACCATAGGTCTGCTTGATAGTGTCAAACTTTTAAATACCAAGATAGATGAACAGATAAAACAATATACACCACCACCAAAAGAAGTCGGTGTTTCTGGTAAACTTGAAGTAAACACCGAAAAATCAGTAGAGATTACTAATCTTAACACAATAAAAGACTGGTTATCTGATGTCGCACAATCTATAACTCAAGCAATAAGCGAGATAGAAACGCATAAAGTTGTCAGTGTTGAAAATATAGCTACCGCAAAAGCTGATAACGTATCGATTACTAACTTATCAGAACTTAAAAAGTACTTTGAGATATTAAAAGATTCTATCGAAAACAAAAACTTTGATGTCGTTGTCGAAAAGCAGAATATCGTTTTCCCAAAAAATCCAAAAGACGCTATACCGGTCAGACTCAGTGATGGCAAAAGTTTTTACAATGCAATAGTATCAGCCATAACAAGTGGTGGTGCATCTATCGCATCGTATATAAATGATGTTGGGGCTTTACCTACAGATTCGCCAACACTTGCCACACGTTTAGACGATTCATCTGACCCTATCCTCTACGTTGGTAAAGCGCCGGTAGGTAGCAACGAGGCTGATGCGGTATGGCAAATAGCAAAACTAGATACTAGTTCAGGTCTATCTAAGACGTGGGCTGGTAACGCTGGTTTCACCCAAGTTTGGGATGACCGAAGTTTACTAACGTATAACTAAAGGAGAAGTATGGGAAAAATCACAGAACAACGATTAGCACTACTCGATGACCAGATCAAAGGTGCCGGTGTTACCGCGTTAGAAGATGGATATTTTCAAGTGTTTGTCCCTGGAGCCGTCAGAGAAAACAACCAAGTAGCAGCAGCAAATGAAAAAGAAGCTTTAAAAAAAGTGCATGAGCTGTTGAAAGTCAAAACCGAGAACTACCCTGAAACATCAACCGGTCACGTTGTAATACAACCACGTTCATTAAAATAAGTAATTAAAAAAGGAATATAAATTATGGCGATTTTTGCCCCAGATACAACATTAGACGCTATGCTCGCCGCATGGTGTGGAGACGCGCTTAGAGTCCATATTTGCTCGACACAACCAACAACTTACACAGAAGCTATCACTACTTATAACTTAGGTACTGTAACTGTAACTGCTGGAGCTGGTAACGGTGACTTTACTGTAGGTAACGGTGACACTTCGGGTCGCAAGATTACACTCTTGCAACAGACAGGTGTGTCTGTCTCTGCAACTGGCACAGCACAGCACATCGCTATCACTGATGCTACAGACACCCTTTACTTAGTCACGACTTGTACTCCACAAGGAGTTACTTCGGGTAACACCGCTACAATCAACGCTGTTGATTTTGAACTTAGAGACTTAGCTTAGTAGGTACCACAATGGGATTATACGTACCATACAGCGGAGATTTTAGATGGCAGTTACATAGCCATGGTTCAACACGTCCAGCGCTTGCTTACGGCACGACCGTTACTGCAAGTGGAACGACAAATACAAAGGGTTCATGGGCTAATGTCGTTACAACACCGACGGCCCACGACAGTTACCTAGTCGTGATAAATGTTAATGGTCTTGCACTAAGCGCTACTTCAAGACAGGCCTTGTTAGACATCGGTATTGATGAAGCGGGCGGTACATCCTACACTGTCAAAATAAACGACCTGTATGTCACGAACGCAGGGCCGTATACCGTAAATGGTGGTATATGGTATGTATTCCCACTACGTATACCCGCCGGTTCTACGATAGGCGCCCGTGTCCAATGTACTATCGCATCGGTAACTTGTGCAGTTAACATCCAATTATTTGGCCTCCCCGCACACCCTGAGATGATTCGTGTCGGCAGCCGCGTAGAAACAATAGGCGCTGTAACCGCTTCCTCAAGTGGGACGGCTATTACCCCAGGCAGTACCTCAGAAGGTGCATGGACAAGTATGGGGTCTTTGAGTAATGATGCGTGGTGGTGGCAAGTTGGTTTTGGTCAAAATGACGGCTCGACATCTGCTGCCGGTATACATTTTGATGTGTCTGCAGGTGACGCCAGTAACAAGAAGTTTTTGTTAGAAAACCTTTTATTTATCAACACCGCCGCCGAACAGCAAGGTAATCTTCCTACAAGTTTCGGTTGTGTTGCTAACGCCAAGACGTCCGACACCATCTATGTAAGGGCGCAAACAAGCGCCAGTAACGACACTTCACCATCGACGATAATTTATGCACTAGGAGGCTAACATGGCAACATATACATTTTCATCAACATCACTATCAAGCATCGTTTCACATATTGACGGGCTAGATATGGAGATAATCTCGCTTAGTTTTGTAAGCGGTACATATTACTTAATTTTAGATGGCGAGTTTGACCAGGAACAATATGATCACTTGAAAGAAACAACCGATTTAGAAAGGCGAGTGTAATGGCTCTAGCTGAACTATATACTGGCACTGAAGCGATCAGTACGACCGAGTGGTCTTTGACTACCGACACCGCAGGCCCAGATGCCGACACTACTGAGGGCATATTCCAAGTATTTTTAGATCTTGACGACATGGTGGCTGGCGATCAGCTACAGATACGCATATATGAAAAATGTCGGTCAGGCGATACGCAAAGAGTCGTATTTGAAAGCGTGGTGGAGGGCGACCAGGGAAGTTCTTTGTGGGTTAGCCCAGCTCTTTACCTTAAACATGGTTGGGATGTCACATGCGCTGCGCTGGCCGGTACGATAACGGTTAACTGGTCAATTAGACAGGTAAGCTGACATGGCGTGGTTATACCAACCACTATTGCAGGGAGGCGCTGCTTCTGTATCTATGGGTGGCGATGATCACACCATAGATACGCAAGAAGCGGCGTGGACATTCATAGCCGATGCTGCAACAATCACCCAAAATCATGTCTTAACACCTAATGATGCTAGTTTTAACTTTGTAGCCGACGCTACGACTATATCCCAGAATCATGTACTTTCTCCTCAAGAGTCTAGCTGGAACTTTGTAGCAGATGCTGCTTCAATAACACAAAACTATATCCTGTCTATTCAAGAGAGTTTCTGGGCGTTTGTGGCAGATTCCGCACAGTTCTCACAAGATCACATCATTCAACCAGCGGATTCTTATTGGAATTTTGTCGCTGATGCTACGACAATAGCGCAAAATCATGTTATTGCACCAGATGATGCTTACTGGGCTTTTGTCGCCGATGCTAGTACTGTCGCAGAACAAGCTATCGAACTTCAGCCGAGTAAAGCCTACTTTGGTGGCAGGTCTCGAAATTACTACATAGATTCAGACGCTAATATTTACTGGGTTATAAATGAGTCTTTGGGGTTAGTTGAGAAAGTATAAATGATAGATGTCAAATGCAAAGGATGCAATAAACTTCTAGTAAAAGCCGAGACTTTTGTTGGTGCTATTAAGTGTTCTAGGTGCAAAATGGTTTTTGAATATCGCGTATATACGAACATTTACGTGACTAATTTGTATGATAAAGAGTTGCAAACAAAAAACGAACATGTTATAAACCATATAGAGTCCACGAGACCATAGCGCAATCGCGCAGGTTTTAGTGGTCTTTTTTAATGGGGGAAAACATGCACATCAAAACAGATGGAATTATAGAAAAAGCAAGCAAACTCAGTGAAGGAGAGATTGAGTTTGTTGTATCAACAAATGCACTTGATAGCCATGGCGAACGCATTGATGTTGACGGTATTGACATAAAAGACTACAAGAAAAATCCAGTTGTTCTGTGGGGCCATGATGGATATAACTTGCCGATAGCAAAAGCCACAAAAGTGTGGAAAGAATCCGGCAAACTTATGGCTCGCGCCAAGTTCTACTTAAAAGATGAGTTCTCACGTAAGGTTTATGAATACATCGTGGACGGCTACCTAAACGCCGTTTCTATCGGTGGCATGGTTCAAGAGTGGGGTTCTGATGGTATGACAATAAGTAAGATGATCATGAAAGAGTTTAGCGTTGTATCTGTACCGGCAAACCCTGAAGCAATCGCTACGGCAAAATCATTGACCGGTGAGCAACTAAATGAGTTACAGGGTATGTTTAATGCCTATGCACGAAAGATGCTTACCAAGAACGGTAACGAAGATCTACTAGAAAAAATACAGGTGTTAGATACACTCGTTGCGACCTTGAAGGAAGTAGCCATCGGCGAAACCCAGGAGGCAACCGCAGGCGAGGGTACAAGACGAGTTGTCTTGAGTTTAGCTCAAGGGGTCGATAAACAAGTCGAAACTGTAATTAAAACAATCAAACTGAAGGGACAAGAAAATGTCTAAAGACGAAACTATTGTTATTGACGATGCTGTTGTCGAAGCTGTTGCTAAGAAAGTATCTGAGACAATTCCACAAGCGCCAAGCGCCGACGAGATTGCTGAAAAACTTGCTGACAAAATGATCGAAAAGCAAGAAGCAACTGTAAAAAAAGATATCCACTCAAACAAAGAGAAGCTTGATGTAAAAACCAAAGACGCGTTTGCAGAACTACCAAAAGAAGTTCGTTTTGCTAAAGGTCTTATTGCACACATCACACGAGATGCACAGGGCATGGCCGAATACAACGGCTACGTTGCTAAGTCTTGGGGTGAAATCAACAAGGCAAACTACCAAAACGTTTCGACTACTGCTGATGGTGGCGCACTAGTACCAGACCCAGAGTTTATCGCAGAAGTAGAGCGATTGACCGACGAGTATGGTGTAGTAGCCCGACTTGCTGACATTCGTATGACTGACCGCGACTCTGTAACACTTCTTAGTGGTACAAACGAAGTTTCATTCACACGAACAAATGAAGCAACCGCCGTCAACGCCCAGAAGCTTACTTACGGTGCAGCAACCGCAGCACTTGACAAGTACATTGCTACATTGGTAATGACAAGCGAAATCGTAGAAGATGCCGCTATCAACCTTTGGAACGATGCCGCTTCTGAGATCGCACGCGCACGTGCTAAACTGTTTGACCAGTTAGTATTTACCGACTCAACGTATGGATTTACAGCAGCTTCAGCAGCTGACACATACAAGACCTTGAGTGTTGGTAACGCTATCACTGACTTCTCAGCAGATGACGCTATGAACGCACGATACCAAATCAAGAGCTCACACCGCAAAAACGGTCGTTACTTCATGCACCCTAGTGTATGGAACTTCCTACGCCAGACTAAAGAAGCCACTACCGGTGGTTACTTGTTTGGAGCCGTAGGCCAGTCTGTAACGCCTAGTATCGATGGTGTACCTGTTGAAATGGTTGACGTACTTCCTGAGTACGGCGACATCACCGCTAACGAAGTTTTTGCAGTATACGGTGACTTGAAGGCTATCAAGCTTCACGTCAAGCGAGTACTTGAGACTAAGGTATTTGACTCTGGTGTTGTTAAAGACGCTGGTGGTTCAGACATTAACCTGATCACTCAAGACTCATGGGCTATGCGTGCAACACTTCGATGTGTTCCACAAACACGCTTCGAGGGCGCTTTTGCTTTGATCGGAACTGGAACCGTTTCTTAACAACAATAAATAAGAAAGGGATACCATGGGCCAAATTTCAAAACTAAAAGTCGCAGCCGGTTCGCTGATTACCTTTGGCGGTGTAGATCTTGGTCACACTGTCGATGGTGCTGAAATCGAAATAGAGCGAGAATTTACCGAAGTTAAAAGCGATCTCTACGGCAACACGCCGATTGATTTCGTTTTAACTGGTCAAAAGGCTATGGTAAAGCTCAAACTTGCCGAAATTCAGCCAGGTACATTAGCTTACGTTATGCCAGAAGCAGACTGGGACGTCGGTTCAGCCGACGACCACGTTCACTTTGGCACAAAAGCGGGCTACAGTTTGCGAAATGACGCGCTAGAGTTGGTTATTACTCCGCAGGGTGGTAATACTGACGGCAACATGACATTTACCTTCTTTAAAGCTGTATCTACGGATAACATGACACTCGCCTACAAGATAGACGAACAGTCAGTTTTTGAAGTCACATTTACCGCATTGGTCGATGAGTCAAGAGCAGCTACAGATGGAAGGCTACTTGGAAGAATGGGGCCAGCACTCATAAGCTAGTCATTAGCTAACGCAAAATTGAGGAGTTGACAAGACTCCTCTTTTTTGTTTGGTGTTATACTGGTATTATGATAAGAGAATACTACAATGCAGCGCTATTAAGAGTGAGGGAACATAAAAATGGCATTGATAAGTCAAGCAGATTTAGAGGCGAGACTACAGCGGAGTTTAACGAGCGAAGAGCAAAGCACCTTCACCGCATTAAACGCAGCGTTGCAAGCAGAAGTAGAAAAGATAATCGGTAGCGATCTTGAAGACGTAACTGAAGCTACGAGATATTATGATGGTGGGCTACAGCATCTGGTCATAGACCCCTGCACAGACATTACATCAGTTAAGCTATATGACGATGATCAAGTAGCTATCTTTACCTACGACACCACCGACTACACAAAAGAACCAGTTAACAACACTTTAAAAAGTATGATCCGTTACCGAAATGGCAAGATGGTTACAGGTATAAACAATGTCGGAGTAACTGCTAAGTTCTCAATATATGGTGATGCAAAAGTCTTAGCTATCGTTAAAAACGCGCTTCTTGATGCACTTGTATCAGAGATCCAAAGCTCAGACAATATCAAGCGTGAATCAATAGAGGGCTACAGCCTAGAGTTCTTCGCACCAGAAACGAAAAGCGCATTAGCATCAGTTAAATATTTATTCCCAAACATTATATGAAACCTCCGATGAACCACACCGCATACAAGTTACTGTACACACGTAACGTGTATGGCGACTTTATTGCTTCGGGGACGACTGAACTCAAGTGCCACTTTAGATACATCACCGAACAAGTAACTGATTCATCTAACCAAACTATCCAAAGCGACGCTATGGCCTGGTTTGAACCGGACTCGGGTATAGAAAAACAAGACATTGTGCAGATAGACGGTGAGAATTTTAGAGTTGAAAGAATAGTAAAAGCACGCCGATTACGAAACCCTAACGTGCTATTTCTTAAATGTGACTTGTTAAAATATGGGGCAATATCATGATTATAGATAAGATGCCACAGTTTAAACAAAGTATGTATTCTAAAATGAATGACGCACTACGAGAGGGCGCCAGAGACACTTTGATAAATGCCAAAACAAAAGCCCCTTTCGATAAAGGTGGTCTTCGAGCTGAAACAGAAATTAAACAAGCCGGTGTACTAAAATGGCGCGTAACATTTTGGAAAGAATACGCCAGGTTTCAGGAATTTGGTGGGGATAAAAAACGACGTATCAGGAACTATACAACGCCAGGGACAAGCAAAGGCTTTTTAAAGTCTTCCGGTGACGAACAGGCTAAGAAGATCACTGCAACGTTTAAGAAACACGCAGGGAGGCCATTCTGATGGACGTTTGTTATGCTGTAGCTGTTTGGCTGGAACGCATGGGCTTCGGTACATTGAACACCGACATATTCATTGACCAGATAGAAGATGGCATCAACGGTATTTGGGTAGAGCGTAATGCAGGCTCAAACAATAACTATGTTCCGGTATCAGAGACAGTGGTTGATATTTACTTTAAGAACACACAAGCGTCTGTTTGTATTGATCGTGCCGTTGATGTTAAGAACGCTATCCACCGTATGTATGACACCACAGCAAATGACATCTTAGTGTATTCTTTCCTGGCAATCGGGGATGTTGAGGCTGTTCAAAGAGATCTTGAATATGCGATAATTTATAAGTTAAGCGTACAAGTACTGCATAGAGATTTAACACTAATAAGCTAGGGGACATTATGGGATTAACACTTGAAGATTTAAAGCCAAAGAACTTCACCATTAAAATTGAGGACATCGAGCTTACATGTAGCCCACTACGCCTTTCACATGTACTTGAAATTACTAAAATCGGTAAGGTCATGGAAAGTCCACGAGACTTCAGCAAGAATGAGATTCTACAAGCTGAAAAAGACATGGACGCGCTACTTGCCGAATTAGTCCCTGAATTAAAAGATGTCGCCCTAAGTGTTGGTCATATCATGAGTATTATCGAACAGGTTATGGAGACTATAGAGCCTTCAGACAATAAAGAGCTTAAAGAAAAGGGGGTCGATTTAAACGGCGACCCAAAAGCCAAGATGATTGGCTAGGAATTGTGGCAGAGTACATGAGATTTTATAGTCAATCACTAACAAACACCTTGAATGAATACGCTGTTAGTTTTTTTGCACTCGTAAATCAGATGTACCGTTTACAAGCCAGAGAGATGTTAAACAACATTGTTGCTGTTGGCGCTGGAATGTCTGGCGGTGAATCGTCTGGCATAATAGAGGATATTGAAAAACAGGAAAAAGGCTTACACGGCATTGTCCAAGAAGTCCGAACCCTAGAAAAGATTAAACATGTCAACTAACGTTGGTTCAATTCACTATGATCTAAGCTTGAACACAAAGCCGTTTGACTCAGCCGTAGCAGGAATTAAAAGTAAAACTCAAAACATTGGCAACGGCTTAAAGTCACTTGGCCAGACGATGACAGCTTCGGTGACTTTGCCTGTCGTTGCTGGTTTTGGATTTATGGTTAAGTCAGCCTCTGACTTGAATGAAACCATAAATAAAGTTGAGGTTGCTTTTAAAGATCAAGCGGATGTAGTTAAAAAGTGGTCAAAAACTTCAGTACAGTCGATGGGTCTTGCGGAACAATCCGCGCTTGATGCGACGGCTTTGTTTGGCGACATGTCAACGTCAATGGGCTTGAATACTAAACAAGCATCAACGATGTCTATGGGCTTAACTCAACTTGGAGCAGATTTAGCATCATTTAAAAACATATCTTTTGATAGAGCACAAATTGCACTAGCAGGTGTCTACACTGGCGAGACTGAAGCATTAAAAGGTCTAGGTATTGTTATGACAGAAGCAAACTTGGCCGCTTTTGCACAGAAAAAAGGAATCACTAAGAATATCCAAACAATGACTCAAGCTGAAAAAGTTAGTCTTCGATATGCCTATGTAATGAGTGTTACTAAAAATGCTCAAGGCGATTTTGCTAGAACATCAAGTGGTACGGCTAACTTGCTTAGATCAACGACTGAAAGGTTTAAAGACCTTAGCGCGAAACTAGGCCAGATGTTCTTACCGGCTGTAAACGCAGTTCTTAAAAAAATACAATCATTAGTAGAAAAATTTACCGCTTTAAGCAAACCACAACAGAAAATGATCCTACTAGTTGTTGGAATAGTCGCTGCAATAGGGCCATTACTGATGATACTAGGTATGTTAGCTACTTCTATAGCCGCGCTTATGTCGCCTATAGGTATTGCGCTAGTAGCCATAGCCGGTCTGGTAGCAGTATTGACATATCTACATCTAAAATTTAATGCGCTTGAACCAGTGATTTCAGCTTTGAAGAAAATAATTGATTTTCTTAAACCGTCAGTGGTTGCACTTTGGAATACAATAGCAACACAACTCATACCACAACTAAAGCGACTATGGGATACTGTGAAGCCTGTTCTGATACCTGTTTTGAAAATCTTGGGCGTCTTGTTAGCGGTTACACTTGTCGGTCAGATGTATATCTTCTTGAACGTTTTACGAATAATCATCAGAGTTGTATCAATGGTGGTCTCGGCAATTTCAACGTTTGTATGGTGGGTTAAACTAGCAGTATCCGCAGTTAGTAAAGCAGCATCATCTATCTATAACAGTGTCAAAAGCATTGGCAGTAAAATCAAAAGTGTTTTTTCAAACGCAGGGTCGTGGCTATATGATGCAGGTAAAAACGTGATCCAGGGCTTGATTAACGGTATAAAAGACATGTTCAGTTCAGCTACTAACATAGCCGGAGACATTGCCAACGGCATAAAAAGCAAGTTTACAGGCATACTCGGTATAAATTCACCATCCAGAGTATTCTATGAGTATGGTCAAAACATTTCAAAAGGATTGTCAGACGGTATATCAAGAAGTAGATCAACGGTTAGCAATGCCGTCGAGGGTTTATCTACAGCATCAAGCCCACAAAAAACACCCTCTCAATTAAATGCAAATACATCCATTTACGGCAATATCAGCATAGGTTCACAAAGCGACGCGGACTACTTCTTAACTAGACTTTCGCGCAATCAAGAGCTTGCATCTAAAAATATAGCTACAAGAGTAGGGGCGGTTGGATAATGTATAACGATGTCTTATTTGATGAGGTTGATTTAACTGCACTCGGTAATATCTATATTACATCTGTCGATATGGTTAGATTGCCCGAAATAATTTTGAGTAGCAACAAACTAGCTAAACGCGATGGCTTAAAAACATTCTCTAAAGAATACGGTGGGCGAGTTATCAACATCGAGGGTCATATATCCTCATCTAGTAGACAGTTATTTATCCAGGCCAGGGATCGTCTCTTGAATGCGCTAAGACCTTTAGAGAAAACCTTGAGAGTACCGATAGACGGTGGCCCTAGAGAATATACAGCAACACATCAAAATACAGTGTTCAGCGACGTTGGGGGCGGTTACGGAGCTTTCTCTATAGAGATGTTATGTTCTGATCCTTTTGGCTATGCTATGGACACTACGACTCTTATAAACGGCGTGACTATCACAAGCTCAATATCTGAACAAAGTTTTTCCGCTATAACCGGTAGCCAGCCAGCGCCAGGTAAGTTTATAGTCAACATATCATCTGTAACAGGTGGTACTGGTGGATCAGTCACCTTGACAAGTGCATCGGGTGATTACATGCGAGTCACAAGAGATTTCGCGGCTGATGATCAGATAATAATTGACATGAAGACGATGAGTTGTCTAGTTAATGGTGCAGAGGTAGATTACACCGGAACTTTTTGGGATCTAAATATCGATGATACATTTATAGAATATTCTGATGACTTCACAACTAGATCAGTAAACCTAACACTTACCTACAGGCCAAGAACTATATGAGTTTATTATCCGAGTTGGTTGATTCGTTTGAAGATTTACAGAAGTGGACTGTGGCTACGGCTGGTAGTGCATCTGCATCAATCGTTACTGATCAATTAAAAATAGCAATGCCAGCATCGGCTACAAGCTCAAGCAACGGTACTGTTACCAGTATTAAGTACTATGATCTGACAGCATCGCAAGCTGTTTTAGAAATCATTGAAGTACCAGATCAAACAAAAAATACCGTTGCGGAACTTATATTAGAATCTGCATACGACTCAAACATAGGAGTGAAAATAAAGCTAGAACTTGGCACTCTTGCCTTTCAAAGAAATACAGGTGGCGGTTACAGTGATTTAGACTCAATCGCGTGGAGTAGCATTGACCACAAGTATTGGCGTATAAGGGAGTATAACGGAAGTATCTATTTTGAAACGTCGCATAACAGCTATGATTGGACGACGCAAATATCGACTTCATGGTCGTTGATGATAGCTATTGACCGCATGTATACAAAAATAGTTTGCAGGTGTACGTCTTCGGTTACTGGTGCAGGCAGTTTCATTGTAGATAATCTAAATGTTTTGAGAACTGGCGAGAGAGTTAAAAGGTTCTTTTATAAGATATACTCTAGTTCTGGCAGATATATTGGTAACTGGAACGACGAAGTTACTAGCGAGCCAGTTTATACACAGGAAATGAACCTACCATCAAGCGAAATGGTCATAACACTTGCCAGACCACCAGAAGAATTTGGCGAAGAAGATGACGTATCGTTTGATAATGTTGTTAAAGTATATGTACAAGATCATGAATATGCTGAACCAGTTGTTTTTTTCCAAGGTCGCATAGTTTCCTACAAACCGATTTATGGGGCTAACGAGGGAGTGCAGGTAACAGTCTATTCATCGGGTGATACGCTCGACAGAATCATCTACAGATTGCCTGGCGCTGTTGATCAAACACAAGATACCGGTACATCGTCTATCACTTTCGGTGGTGATGTCGTCTTAGCACAGAGTTTTATACCAAGTCAGCCAACACTTAAATATATAGATGTTTACTTAGGCACACCATCGTCATTGAACGTAACATTAAAAATACACTCTAACAATTCTGGCGCACCGTCAGCGTTACCTATTGCAAACGGTTCTTCATCTAAAACGATAAACAACAGCTCAGTCACATTTACGCGCTTCATATTTGATACCCCGCCAACTCTTAGCACAGGCCAAACGTATTGGATGGTACTAGCATCATGATAGTTTTCTCACAGGAGTGGTTTAAAAAGTATCAGAAACAGCTACTGTTCTTTGCTAACACTTGGATTGGCCGTCGAATTTTAAGAATACATGGCGATAGATCTGATGTTGGTAAAAACAAAGTAGTCAAAATAGAGCCAAACGCTATACATTGGATGTCTGGCGAGAAATACATTGGTGAATATCGTACTCACGCTAAATATTCAAAACGGCTTTACCATGCTTTTAAGCCTATATGGTGGACAATGCACGCCTGGGATATGGCGTTTGCTAACAATTTGAATACTGCATTGAACCTTGGTTTTGATACATTAACCGTTTATCCAGATGCTGACCCAGAGACAACTACAGTTGATGGGAGCGCATTTAGAACTGTTACCGCTGAGACGTGGGCGACTATAAGATCTTCGACTGGAACAAGTAGTATAAGTTCAGGCGCGTCACTAACGCTGTATAGATTTGAAGATTCTGCTACTACAAACAGATGGTTGGGTATGAGTCGTTCAATAATATTATTCAACACCTCATCAATCAAACAAGGGTCTACTATTGACTCAGCCTATTTAGCGGTCTACAAAAATGGTAGCATTGAGGGCGGAAATACGCCGACAGTTGCACAGTCAGATATGGTCGTTGTCAGTGCTTCGCCTTCATCAAACACGAACATAGTCGCAGCGGATTACGAAATAGCCAAGTTTGGCTCAACAGCGTTAGCAGACAGGTTTCACTATGCAGATTATGCGCCTGGTTACAACACATTCACTCTTAACGCAAGTGGTTTAGCGGCCATAACCGAAGAAGGTATAACCAAACTTGGCATTAGAAGTGGCGCTGATTTTGATAACTCAGAGCCAACTTGGCCAAGTAACCGACAGCCGTTGGCCTATTCTGCTGATTATACTGGTGTGGCAAGAGACCCTAAATTAACAATTACATATACTCAACCGATTACGGCCTATTATTCAGCATCCGCGCCATACGCATCAGGGAAACTTATGCGTGATACTGGATCTGGGTGGACTGACGTTAGTAGTGGAGATCTTAGGTTTATAACGTATACAGAAGAAGGTGACACGACAGTTCCGCAATTATCTGTAGACCCAAGTACCATTGTTGCAGACGCGCTTGATTATTTTATTGAAAACGGTGGTGATATAACCTATACCGGTGAAAGTCTACCCCTAACAGGAACAACGGTTTCTTATACTTTTGTAGCCCAAACAATACTCGATGTTATAAACAAGTGTCTTGAATTAGCGCCTAGCGGTTGGTATTGGTACATAGATCCAGCAACAAACATACTATATTTCAAAGAAAAAAACACGACTGCGGATCATAAGTTCACACTTGGTAAAGATTTTACTAACCTTGAACCAGATAAAAGAGCAGACGACATATATAATACAGTGTTCTTTACTGGTGGTGATACCGGATCCGGTATCCTTTATAAGAAATACACGAACGCAGCTAGTATCGCAATCTATGGCGTGAGGGCAACCACTTATGTTGACGAGCGTGTTACACTTGCCGCCACCGCACAACTGATTTCAGCATCACTACTACAAGCTAAAAGCATCCCAGAGATACGCTTAGTGGGCGAAGTTACGGATTCGAACATCAGTGAATGGGGTTTCGATATTGAAAAAATCAATGTTGGCGATGTCGCTAACATTAGAAACACTAAGGGTTCAACAGGTAGTTCACTTTGGAACTCAATGCGATGGAACGAAGACAAGTGGAACTATAACCTTTCACAAATTGGTACGATGTACTTGCAGATTATTAGAAAAGAGTACTCACCAACTGACTGCAAAATATTCTGTTCAACACTAGCGCCAGATGTCAATAAAAGAATCGAAGACATCAAGCGAAATCTTGAAAAATCTCAGACAGTAAATAACCCAGATACACCAACTTAGTATGTTATATTATAAGCGAGGGAAACAATGAACACTTTTACGCCTAACACCGTAGCAGATGCAGATAAAGTCAATGAAAATTTCACTGGTCTTGCTAATGGCACAGAGATACTTGATGACGCTATAGGTAATAACCAGCTAGCGCTTGGGGTTCCAGTCCAGATGGTCGGAACCGCTTATACAGACGTAGCCACTGGTACAACTATAATCCCTCGTGATGACACCATCCCCCAAAACACTGAAGGTACTGAGTTCATGACTCAAGCTATCACGCCAAAATCAACAACGAACATCCTTGTGATTGATGTCGTGTTTCAGGGCGGTATTTCTATAGCCAACGATATCATTATGGCGCTATTCCAAGACTCAACAGCAAACGCAATAGCCGCAGCCGACGTTTTCGTAGAAACAGTCAACGGCCGTGTCAACTTTACTCTTAGGCATATCATGGTGGCTGGTACAACCTCATCGACAACATTCAAATTACGTTGTGGCCCTGTTGCTGCCGGAACAGTTACATTTAATGGTGCTTCCAGTGCTCGAAACTTTGGAGCGATTACTAAATCTTCGATTTTAATTACCGAATATAAAGCATCATAGGAGACGAATATGAAATTTACTTATCGATCAAAGGGCACCGCAGATGACTGGACTAATGATACTATTGAAGCCGACACTGAGGCACAGGCCATTGAAAAACTAGATGAGATCTACGGCATAACTAGAAATGATCAAGGTTTGCAAACAAACTCAGATATGATTCAAGTTGAAATAATTGAGTGATATTCATGGCTAACGAAACATTAAACTCACTCGCAAAAGAAATAAAGCTTCTAAGAGAAGACTTTAGGGATTTTCGAGCGACGTTAATGCCGAGAAACGAAGTAGAAATCAGAATAGCTGAACTCAACAAAGATATAACGCAAATTAAACTTGACATAGTTGACCATAAGCAAATATCGGAAAAGGCTATGCAACAGTTGAATCTAAAAATTACACGTAGAACGTGGATGGCTCACACCTTAACAGCGGTGTTTACTGCACTCATGGTTTTCGCTTTTTCATATATATTCAACGATATTGTGGGTAAAAAATGAACTGGGATTGGAAAACATCAAAGTACAAACGCACTATAAACGGTAAAACCGGAATAGATGTTGACAGACTTTTTGGTTTCCAGTGCAAAGATCTCGTAAACGCGTATGCCGAAGAGCATATAAAAAGACCGTTTAACCTCGGTAACGCTGAATCACTATGGCGTGTAGATCAACCTGGTTGGGCTAAACAAAAAACACCTAAGCCTGGTGATGTTTTTGTGATGTGGTACTCATATAACAAAGTTGAATATGGTCACACCGGAATAGTTACTAAGGTAAATAATCACGGGTTTTATTCACTCGATCAGAACTGGTATGGCTCATCTTTAACAGAGGGCTCACCACCAGCCGAGGTGTTCCATGTGTTTGATAAATCAATAAGAGGCTACTTAAGACCTATACAGGAGGGCAACATGCTCGTCAATAAGAACCATCTAACAATTTTATTTAAACAGTTTATTGGTCGAGAACCACGAAGTGCCGAGTTCGCGAAGTATCTCAATAAAGACGCCTCACTTGCGTATGAATACCTGCACAAGAACCGAAAAGACTTGCCGATATACATGGAAAAAGTAGCTAGTCTTAGTAAGGTTGTGGCTACTAAAGACGCAGAGATAGCACGTCTAAAAGCCATCTCAGGAGACACATCTGAAGCCACCCTACTTGGTAGGGCATTGATAAAATTACTAGCCACGTTTGGCTATAAGAAAGGATAATATGAAAAATCTATACGCACTCATCGTAGCCGGTAGAGAAAAAGCCTTCATTGGTTTTGCTGTATCGGGGTTACTAACACTACTCGCCATGCTGAATATATCGGGCGATATGACCGTAGAGCAAGCACTCACGGTTATCATTACCGCTGTATTCACTGGGCTAGGGGTTTACTTCCAGCGGAACAAATAATGAACAGTGGTTTTGAACGCACCCCATACGATCGTCACCACGTCCTCTGGACAAGACGAGAACAACAAAAAACCAGGATGAACCGGTTACTCCGAAACCATCCTGGTTTAATTATTCCACTACCTGTAAGTGTTCACCGTGATCTACACGCTGAGATACCACCACCCATAGTACCACCACCACCATTAGCAGAGTCGATCTTAACAGCTATAAATGGACAGCCGTTTAATAATATGTTCTCTGTGGCTATACGACACTTAGCTGAGCTTACAGAGGCCGGTGGCCGGTGGTCTGAACCAGCAAGTCAACTAGGCTTTAATTTTCTCGATCAAGCTGAGATAATGAGCTCAGTATATAGGTTGGACTTACAATGAAACCAGTCACAGTAGAACTACACGGAGAAGCATACACATTCACACCAGACACCACTCTTTGTGTTGTCCACAGGGTCGCCGTGGATTCTGTGTATAACTACGTCCAGACTGTTCATAACGGCAACAGAGCAATGTTATTCGATCACCCTAGATTAGTAGCTTATTTAGGGGGTGTTGCCGTACCAAATACCGGTTTAAGTGATAAGAAGTTAGCTAAACTCGCCGGTGCTATGGACGATGAGTTTGGTTGGGAAGCTGACGTGCTTATTAAAGATCATGCCAACAAGGAAACCAAAAAGAAGTATACCTCTCTAGCACTACGAGCTCTAAATGGGGTCGTTACATTTCCTGAAGAGTGGGCTTAGTATTTAGATTAGACATAAGCAATACCTATAGCTATAAGTGCCAAGATAGAGCCGAGAAGTAGATAGCCGAGTAGGTCATGCCAGAACATAGAGCTGTAGATAATCCTCTCAAAGGGTTTTCTTTGACGAGACTGTGAGGCGCTAGATGACTCTAGGTTTTTCATAAAGTTCTTACGCTCTTCTTCGCTGTCAAAGACTAATTCAGTTGCGGGTGGCCGTAAATAATCGAGCGTGTTATCTATACGCCCACTACAGCCCTCTGAATGTTCCATAATTCCATTTAACGATGTGGTTTTACACTCAGCGCATTTCATTGTGATACTCATATTTTTAAGCCTTTATACCTTTCTTGTTTTGTGAGTTAGACATTATTTGGTGTCCTCCTTCGGCATATCTTTGGGCGTAAGGCTTTCTTGCCAACTTAAAAACTTTGCGTGTTTTTTCATTCGCTCTGGTCTCTCGGTGTTATATTTATCGGCAATGTCACTCTCTAGTATTATTTCGATTGTAGGTTGCCAAAGCGTATCATCAACTCTGCAATAGTAGTAATCTGGGTATAGCCCTGATGATGGGACAAATTGCCATACATGACCATTAGGGCAGTAGCTATCGTTCCAGTGTAAAGTTCTACTCATACTCTTACCTATAAATCCTTACAATCTTTTGTCCAGTGACCCCAACCGTGCAATAAACAGGCGGGTTTTTCTGCAATGTAATAAATTTCCTGCATTGTGTTACCTATAAATCCTTTGATGGGTTAGTTTTCCAAAATTTAGATTTTCTCAAATGTATAATAAATAAAGTATTTTATACATATCATGGAGGATATGTATAAATGGTTTACATATAATGGTTTCGTCGTTTCTCGTCCCAGGCTTCCATGTCCGATAGGTTGCTTAATCGGTCTGCAAATTTAATCAGTACTGCTTCTCGGCTGTGTAATCGTGGGAAGTAATTACCGTTTTGGTGTTTTTCGTGAGTAACTTCTAAAACTAAGTCTGCTACCCTTTTCCCAAACCTAGCTTCAAGAACTTCATAGCTCGTAGAGGTATCTTCTAAAACATCATGTAGCCATGGCCCCACAATTATGTCCTCATCATCAGTGATAGCCCGTATAATAGTTGCTACCTGTATTGGGTGATAGATATATTCTTCGCCACCATCTCGCAACTGTCCTCTGTGAGCCTCAAAAGCAAACTGCATAGCTTCAGTTATTTTACTCATAATCAGCTCTCCTTCTTTGATGGGTTAGACCGTTTTAATTTAAAGTCTTTTTTCTTAATCTTAACCATGCGACCATCGGGGTGATGCCACACTACACCCTCAATATCTTTATCTTCTAGCCATTGTTTAAGTGCATCAAACTCAACTGGTACATCTAGCATTATCTGTGCATCTCTATGAGCAATTAAGCTGTGTGTTTCGTATTGTTCGGGGTTGCTCTGTATTTTTGGCCCAACAAGTTCGTATGTGCCATTTATTTTTAGGCTTTCGCGCAAATTATCCCATGCTTCACGATGCCACTTATCTTCGTTCCCATTACCGACTTGCACCCAACCAACATGCTTGCCTGTGGTCTTATCGTAGTCGGCTTCTACAAAGCCGAATGGTGGTGTCTTGCCGTCCTTGTACTCATATCGTTTAAACATTTGACCGTTTTCTATCAGCACACAAGTTCCATCGTACTTGCGAGTTGCAACACCCTCGTTATCGACCACCCAACCAGTTCCATCACTATATTCGGGTATTATTTGTCCATTATTGGTGAAGTCTCTTTTAAATAATGTTGGTATCTTTTTCATGATTAGCTCTCCTTATTGG